GTATCACACATATTTGAGAAAATAAAACGCAAAGATGTTAGTAATAGTCAGCTACATATGTTAATTAGCGATAAATTTAAAGAGCTGAACGGAGCTAGCACTACCAGTCCCGCAGCGACGCCCGCAGCGAAGCTAGAAAAGGAGAAATAATGCTAAAAAAAGATTATCAAGACCAACGAGACCACTTAGGAGCGCACCTAAAAAATAGCGTAAGTAAAGTGTATCAAATAACAGACGGCATATTGCAGATTTGCCAGTATGCTAGAAAAGGAAAACTGGGGAAGGGCAGGTCGTTCAAAGAAATAGAAAAGCTAGCACTAGAGTTACGGCATTGGAACGATGTACCTGCTAACATCAGCTATAAGTTTTCGCCTTTGGGTGTGATGGATAAAGAAGAAGAGTGGAAGAAAGAAAAGTTGGAGTCCAATAAATTTATGCTATCGAAAGATGATGCAGATAATAAAATATATCCTACGCTTAAAGATATTAAAAATGTGTTAGCTACTTAGGTGTGTGATTAATTAAATTAACGCAACAACGAGTCTTTTCTATCGGTTGTTCTCCGTCTTAAAGCGCGAGTTGTTGGTTGTTGAAAGGGGTGCGCTAACACCCCTTTCTTTTTATATATTATTGTTCTTTAAAATATTCTCTTAGCGCTCTCCAAACCACTATTTCGGTTGCCATTATTTTTCTAGCAAGCAAAGTTTCTGTTACTTCATCTTTCCTAAACCATTGACTTCTCCACATGTAGTATGACTCTTCAAATAATTGCCCCACTATATCTTTAATATATTTTTTACTTATTGCAATGTCTTTGTTATCAACTGTTACTTTCATTTTTTACCCCTTTTCATGTATTTGTTTTTAAAGTCTTCTATATCTTGCAAGCATGCTTTATAATTCAATACTCCATCTCTCCAATATGAGCAATTATCACAACCCTCTTTTCTTATATCGCACCAACATACATCTCCTTTTTCTTCACATAGGGTGTTAATTCTATCGCTACATGCTATTGAGTAGTGGCGCAAGATAGTTTCGATAGCCTCATCTTTGGTTTTATTTTCAAATAGGCTCATCATGTTATTTCCTCTATTGGTTTTTTCATAATTTGAACAGTTCCTTCTTGGAATTTCCAATGCTCGTTACGTATTCCTTTTGCATTGTAAAAAGCAAGTGTTTCATGGTCGTTACTTTCCCACATTTCTTTGTATTCGTCTTTTGATATTTCAACATCAATATATTCAATATCTGTACACACTCTATATACTCTGAATTTCTTTTTATTTTTCATGCTAGCTCTCATTTGTTAGTTTTTTAATTAATTTCACAGCGTTTAGGCAAGCGTTTCTGTATCCTATGTCGTATGCTATTATTTCGCTGTCATGCCTTGTATCCCAACCGTCTATATCAAAAAAACCATGCCTTCCATAATCCTTACCCAAGTCATCTTCTATTCTTTTGGCTGTGTAAACTAATTCGCTAACCGCTTTTTCTTTTTGTTCTAGCATGGAATCTATTTCCTGCTCTAGATATTCGGGATTTTCTCTAAAAATGCTCATTTTTACTCCTTTAGATAAGTTCCATTGCTTTTTTGTATAACTCTCCAACTATACCGCATTGTATTAACCTTTGGCTGTGTAAATAATGCGCTCTATCCACACTTATTTCGCCATCTTGATAAAAGTTTTCGGGTGCATAGTCGGGCATTATTATTGTTTCTATTTGCTTTTTTGTTAATCTTCTGTGGTCGATTCCAACTTCTGCAAGAAGTTTTTTATAATAGTCGCTTAATTTCATGCTATTCCTTTATGTAAAATGTTTTAGGGTCTAAATTGTTTTTTATTATGTCTACGATAGCTACATCATTTAGATAGAAACAATGTTTGCAAGAAAGAATACCACCTTGCAATCCTACGCTATCAATAAAACGATAATCTTTTGTTTTTATTTTGTGTTTACCGCATATATAACACATATTATTTCCTTTATGCTTAAGGGTTTGGGGGCGGAAACCATGAAACCGCCCCCATAAAAACCAGGTATTTCTACCTGGGGTAGCGTGCTAGCTTATGCTTCGCCTTTGTGGTCTTCGAGGGTAAGCAATCCCTGTACTATATCACCTGTGATTCCGAGGTCGAATGCTAAGCCTTTTTTCGTAGGAATAAACTCTTCTTTATCTTTTGGTTTCGTCCATACTCGTATCTGTCCAAAGGTTTTATCGTTCACAGTATCCTTTGTGATTAAGATTTTAGTTGTTTCTGAGATTTTTACTTCGTGAAGTGTCATTTTGACTCCTTGTTTGGTTGTTTTTGGTTCTAGGCTTTGCCTATGTTTTGGTTGTTAAGCATTAATTCTCTCATCGTGTCTTCGTCTATGTCTTTGGGCAAGTCCATTGGCTTACCCACTATTACCTCTATGTGTTGCATATTTTTGCTGTCTGTCCTTGCATTTACTTGCATCTCCATGTCTTTTGGAATGGCTTTCATTGCTCTCGCTAGTCTTGTCGCATCAAATTTTGCAGTTCCCCTTTTTTCATTGTCTATTTGTGTATGGATTGGAGAAATAAACTCATCTACTTCAGCACTTATTGTGCTAGCAATTTTTATTCTGTCTTGGATAGGTAAAACATCTAAGGGTATCTTCGCTATTGCTCTTGCAAAGCAATTTAAAAGTATATTGCTAGGTGTGGCTAATGTATCATGGAAGACATTTTCAATTTCGCTATTGCCTTTTGTAAGCAATTTAATTCGTTCGATAAGTTTGTTGATTCGGTTTTTCATTCGCTACCTCGTTGGTTGTTTTATTTAATTAATTATTACTTTCACTAAAGCTCAAGTAATAATTAATAAATGTGGTTCAAAAATGGTTGGAATTTCTCGGTTTGTCCATTTTGGGTTGCTGTTTAGCTTTGTACCTATGTAATAATCCTTATATGCTTGCACGGAATCTTGATTTTTATATTCCTCTGGCATACATTGTTGAAATGGTGTCATTTCATGTTCGGGAAGGTCTATTTCTTTTGCTTTATCCATACACCATTCGATAACAGCTTGCGATTTATGGATTTTACCGTATCTATGGGTATATTCTTTTGCTAAAGCAAAGCCATGAAGACTAAGCCAACCAAAATTGGATTGATTTGTTCGAGACCAAACCGTACATGGATGATTATAATGCGCCCATTTGTATGGTACATCGAATTTTTCTCTATCAAATGCCGAGCATAGCATTTGTGCTGATTCTAGCACCATTTTTACGACATGTTTATCATGTTGTAACTGTGCTGATTTTATAGGGCATTTATCAAGTGCAAATATGTTCATTCTAACTCCTCTTTTGTTGGATTTTCTATTATAAATGTATAGGATAAGTGGTTATCTGAAGATGAATCTAAATGCCACATATAAGGGCAATTATTTAACCATTCTAAAAAAGCATCACTTATTTTATTTGATAGTGCAGGCATTTTTACTCCTTTTATTTTATTAATTATTACTTTCACTAAAGTTTTAAGTAATAATTAATAAATACTTTCAAGTTCTGATTTGGTTAAACACCCTTCGCACACTCTAGTGTATTCGTCTACCCAAATATCATCATCTAGAGGTATAGGTTTATCGCATCTATCACATTCGTAACATTGACATACAGCGCACATATACCCTTCGTATTTTTCTGTGCTAGCAGGGATTCTATTTACATATAAACCACTTCCCCAACTTGTGTCCTTATAACAAGAGACACAGTGATTTTTAAGATTTATCATAATTACCCCCTAAACCAATGTGGTTTGTTTGCTAGTTTTTGAAGTGTTTGTGCTAGACCGTCGATAGCTTGGTCGGTTGATTTACAGAATCGCTGTTCTACCGTATGAAGTAGATTTAGCTCTCGCTTATATGTATCTGTAGTTTCGCATTGATACCCCATAGAATCATCGGCATCGTATCTTTTATCGAGCAACCCAAACATATAGTCACGAAACAATCCCGAATGCCCTGCGCTCATTAGCCTATGTATATCTAATGGCTCGTTGGACATTTTAATCGGTATGGATATTCCGAGATATTTCCAATTTTGTTTACCGCTATAGCGGATAAAATTGTAAGCTAGCACCTCGACGGCGTATCCCATTTTAGTTAGGACATCACTAATCAAAGCTAGAGTGGCTCCAAGTCTTGCAAAATCGTTCTCTTTATGTTTATAAGAGATAGCCATGTTCATTCCAATACGAACATTCATGCGCTGTGATTTTCTCTCGGTAGTAGACCAATATTGGTCTTGTCCGCCCATAAGTCTAGCCATGCTTAAATCATCGCCATCGTCTCTTACTACGCGCTTTCTTTTGCATGACAAACCCTTGCCTACAAATTTGGATATTCTCGAATCCATATCCATCTCGGAGCGCAGTTTTTGGTATAGTCGAATAATATAATCCGATGATTGACCAATCGTGAGCGCTCTTTTTAGGTTGTCTCGACCAACAACGTATTTCCCATAAGTCCATTTCTCGCGTTTAGAGTTTGGCGCTCCGACTCTGCCAAATAAATATGAATTTTCATGGACACATTTTAGCATGGCTCTCATATCTGGCATGTGCATTACTGCATGCTTACCTTCAAATTTATCGTCTATAATTTTCGGTTCAAGTATTTCTTTATATAATTCGCTCATTATTTATACTCCTTTTTTAGTTCTCTAATTTTGACTTTGTCAAGTTCCTCTTTTGTCCATCCCGTAGTTATAATGTCGAGTAACTTGCTATTGCTTTTTCCTGCTAGCATCCATTTTTGACCGTCGAGAAAAAGCCTTGTGCTAATCGTACGTCTCACATGATTCTTGTTACATCTCTCTCGAAGGCTCCAAAGACAATCTGCCATATTTGTATAATTTCCTGCGAGCGCTCTCTCGATGTTTTTATCATAGTCCACATAAACCTTGACAGCTTGCAACCTATCTAGCGTAGCTAGGTCTAGTTGACCTCTTCCTGCAAAATTAAAATCGTTACCATCACCCCATGTATTACTCGCTACAGCTACATGAAAATCGTCATGCTTTCTAGCAAATGGATTTTCTTTATCGTTTGGAGTCGCTAAAACACCTTGATTATCTAGCACACTATTAAATACTAGACCTGCATTTGCATCGAAGCCGTCAAATTCGTCAAGGCATAGGAAACTACCGTCTCGAAATGCTCTTGATACCGAGCCATCAATAAATGTACCGTCAAATGTCATTCTACCCGTCATATGTGACTCTGTGACTCCTGCACTACCCTTGAGATATTCATAGTTCTTGTCGTCGGTAGAAAATCCCAATGCTTTAGCACATTGTTCAATCAGATGGGACTTACCAGTCCCACTTGGACCGCATAACCAAACTCTTTTAAAGAGTTTCAAGCATTCTAGCACAAATGGAAACTGCTTATGTTTAAGACCCGACACATTCTTTACTTCGACGTCTTCGATAAATACTTTTATAGGTCGCTGTAAAGAGTTTATTTTCTTGTCTACCTTGTCGGCTAGCTTTTCGGTCTCGCTACCAAAGGCTTTAATTAAATCGCCCTCTACTTTAGATACTCTGTCGTATATCCCATCTCCTAGCTTTTCTGCTACCTTGTCGGCTAGCATATCCTCTAAGCTACCTGTACCAGCCGAAGGCTGCGGCGTGCTAGCTCCTGGTGTGGGCGTCGGCGTTGGAGTCGGAGTTGGACTTGGTGTTGTTTTGGGTTGAGTTCCATTGACTAAAAAGTCAATCAGTTCGTTCTTGTGTACTGACTGCACCCAAGAAGATTTACGACCTTCTTGTTTGCATTTAGCTATCGCTAGCTTTTTGACTCTGCTGTGAGCCATTGATGATAGTTCGTTATACGAATAACTCATGGTTTTCCTTTTGCCGATTTCGGCGGTTGTTGGTTGTATTGTTTTATTATTTCTAGCATTTTCACTAACGTTTCAATGCTAGAAATAATATTAAAGGGCGACTCTCAGCATTTGCAGAGCAAGTCCTAAAATCACCCATAGCACGAGAATAAATCCGAATAAATCGGATTCTAGAAAATTGACTACGCGTTCTAATAGTTTCATGTTATTCTCCTTTTAAGGTTTCTAGCTTTTTCACTTACGTTTCAAAGCTAGAAAACCTTAGTTGTTGGTTGCTTTAATGCTCAATCGGATTACTAACCCATCTTAAAGATGGTCGGTTTGTACTCCAATCATCGAGGACAATTTCCTGCCCTTCGTCGTTAGAAATTCTCCATTTCAAACCGTCAAATGAAATCTCAGCAAATTCTAACTCAAAGCTATCAGCTTTGCATCCACCAAAAGACTCTATAAAGAGCCTATTTTCCATGTCGGTGTAATAATGTCCTTCATGGTAGTGGGCAATCCAATTCCTCTCGGCAATTTGGTTTAGTAAGTCGATACTAAGCCTTGATTTAACTTCGTTCCTAGTTACAAAGTCCTTTGAAAAGCCGACAAGGTTTCTTATTGGCTTGTAGTCAGGTTCATCTTCGTAATTAATTCTTACAGCAACCACTATGTCGTTAGTATAGTCGCAAGTTGTAATGCAGGGTGTTGAAAAGTCTTTCATTTTGGTGTTTACTCCAATTCGACGGCTATGGTTATTATTCTTGCTAGGGTGTTCTATGCCGTCATTATAGGACATGCTAGCATTTTTGGGTGTTTAGGGTGTAGTCATAAGACTACTCCCTACCTACTCCCTTGAGGGTATTTTTCCCTTGACTTATGGCGAGGCTATAGCGAGGCTATAGCGTAGCTATAGAACCCTAGCTAGGAATCGAACCTAGCTATCCCAAAGGGATAGACCCCTGTCTAGGGTTGGTTTTCGTTGTGTATCTCGTCGGTTACAGTCTACGCGTTGAGATGACTCCAACGCGTGTTACCGTCGGAACTTTCGTCGATGGTAAAGCCGTTAGACAGCGCGCTATTCATCGCGTAGTCTAGCGGGTTCGGCATGTCGGACTCTTCGCGACGTTCTAGTTCAGCTTCGAAGTCATAGACCGCGCCATTTATCGCACGGTCTCGTGCGTTCTGGACGAAGCTAGCTAGCTCTGGTTGGCGAAAGTGTTCCTCATACGCGAGAAGAGCTTGCTCTTCTTCGTGTGTAGGAATATCTACGCGTACTGTTCCTGCTTGGGTGTTTACGTCGTTACGGTTAACAACTTCGTTGTTAGGTGTGTATGGATGTATCATTTGGTTGTTCTCCTTCGCGAAGGGTGTCCTTCGCGTATTATATCATGCGCTAACATGATTCGTTAAAGCCTTCGACTTAGTGCCGTCGGCGATACCCAAATTTAACCATGAAAACTAGACAAAACCTAGCAAAACATCTATAACCGACGGTATATAGCGCTAAGCTAGCACAAAGCAAGGCAAACCAAGATAAGGACTGTGGACGCGTAGAGAGATAAGGAACGCGAAACGCGAACTCAACGAAAATCTCCAACGCGAAACGCATGTGAAGGGGGGTGTCTTTACGTAAAGCACAGTCCATCCATTTTTTGCACAGTTTTTAAGTATGCACACTTAATGAACACCAAATGAACACCTGTTCAAATCACGGTAAATCCTTTTATTATTAAACTTATATATTGTATAGCCCCCCTATAGCCAGGCTATAGCGACGCCATAGCCATAGGCTATGCGTTGGCTATTAGCCATTGATAGCCTTTCTTTGAAATAGAAATAGAATAAGAATATATTATATAAGTAACCTTAGGTAAAAAAAACTAAAAAAACCTTAGGTAAAATAAACCTTAGGTTAGGTAAACCTTAGGTTGCGAACTCAACCTTTTTGTTTTTGTTTACTGTAACATAATCGTTATATTTTTAGCGGGGTATAAAATTATTTTTTAACAAATTCAGGAGTTTTGAATGCCATACGAACAAAAGGATGATACATTTTCAATATTTAACAATGCTAACAAAGATAAAGAAAGCCAGCCCGATTTTACGGGGCAGGGAAAAATAGGTGGTAGAGAGGTTAAGGTTGCAGGCTGGAAGAAAGTGGGTCAATCAGGAGTTGAATACATTTCATTTAAAGTAGAAGATAAAAACAACGTACCATTTTAATTATGAGAAGACTAAAAACAGCAGCGTGGAAACGCAAAGAAGGCAAGAACCCTAAAGGTGGCTTAAACGCTAAAGGGCGTGCAAGTTACAAAGCCGAAACTGGCGGAACGTTAAAAGCGCCTGTTCCAAAAGGAACAAGTCCAAGGCGAGTATCGTTCGCTGCAAGATTTTCTGGAATGAAAGGACCTATGAAAGATTCAAAAGGAAGACCTACTAGAAAAGCTTTGGCTTTAAAAAAATGGGGATTTGGTTCTGTTGAGGCTGCGCGAAATTTTGCAAACAAGAATAAAAAATCATAAGGAGATTGTATATGCCTAAAGGTAAAGGAACATATGGAAAAAAGGTTGGTAGACCGCCAAAAAAAGGACCTGCTTATAAATCCTATGGGAAAAAAAAGAAAAAGTAATGGCTAAACCAGGATTATACGCAAATATCCATGCTAAGCGAAAAAGAATAAAAGCTGGCAGTGGTGAAAAAATGAGAAAAGTAGGTTCTAAGGGTGCGCCTTCAGAAAAAGATTTCATAGAATCTGCAAAAACTGCAAAAAAACCAAAAAGGTTACGCGCTAGAAAACTTAAAAAGTAATGCGAGTTGAATGCAGAGGTAAAAAATTTGACGTTTACACACCCAAAGAGGCTAAGAAACTTGGAATTGAGGTTACAAAAGATTGGCGCCAGTCTAAAGTTGGAGAATGGATACAAACTAAGGATAAAAAAATTATCCAAGTTACTGGCAGGCGCACAGAAAATCATGCCAACATTAAAAAACCGTATATTTTTATTCGTACTGGATATGGCGAGTGCGGTGTCCACAAAAAACATGTCTATGCTCAAGAACAACCTGATTACTACCGCGATAAATATTATTTTGGCAAAGATTTAGTTAAAAATGTACGT